TATGAACTTTTTTCTGTTAGCATCAATGCCCGCTATTTCTTCCGAGTTATAATCAGACTTCTTGATAGTTTCTATTTCTTTCTCAAACTCTGCTATCTTGGTATTATTAGATTCTATGTTTTGTTCGTATCCTTGAACGGCAATAGATGTTGCCGTGTATCCAGCACTCAAATATCCATATATACCAATGGAAGTTATGCCCATCAGAAACAATGTGGCAAGCAACATATATGATTTCATCCACCATCCTATTTCTTTCCACTTTTGTTTTAGAAACGTGGCAGTAATAATTTTACCAACTTCAAGGGCAGTTCCCATTATAATAATAGACAACCCGCCGCCAACAAAAAGCAGCTTCAATCCTATGATGCTAAAATAAGCACCACAGATTGATATGGCAATACCGCTTAATAATACTAAAAATGCTAAGATATTCATGTTATAATAAATATCATATATATTAAAAAGAAAACCCCGAACTTTTTATAGTTCGGGGTTATTTACCATTTTGGTTTTATTATTACGTTATATAGTTTTCCAACTCATGATATGCCTTGTATCCTTCCTCGGCCTTTTTTTTCGTGTCTTCATAAAACATATCTTTATGGCGGTTTGCGAGATATATAGTTGTTTGAATTTTTTCAGATCTTTGCAGGAATTTAATGTCTTCGTCTAATTCTTTTGCACTGCGTTTCCCAGATATATAGTAGCCAGTTCGATTGCTAATTTGACGGACTCTGTCCGTTAACTCTTGACATTCTTTATACTTTTCTTGCCATTCTTTTTTCTGGGCTCTTAGGGAACTTACATCATCGTCATAAGCCGATACGGCATCGTCACCACGTCGATCTCCGTATTGCGACCTCTTGTTGGGCTCCCATATTCCATGCTCCTCGTATCCCCCCGCCTGACGCAGATCGTCCTGTGCCCTTCGAATACGAGTGTCAACATTATCCTCCTCTCTTGAATAATAAGCACATCCTGCTCTCATACCTTCTATAATTGCATCCAATCGCTTTTCATTTCTTGCGAATATTTTATTGTTTTCCTCTCTTCTCCTATTGTCTCTGGTTTCTTTTTCTCCTCTTTCTTTTTCCGCCTTTGCACGGGCTCTTTTTTTTCCGGTAGGATCTTTGAGAAAATCCATGATACCTTCATCTTGTTGAGAATATACTTCTTCGACGACTTCTTTAATCAACCGTTTTAGTTCGCTTTTTTTCATATTATAATAGGTTATAATAATAAATATATATCAAAAACAAAAAAAACCCAGATTTTATCTGAGTTTATATATCAACTGACCGAATCAAAAAACTCTGCCGTTTTTGCAGTTTTATTATCTTCGTGCCATTTTATTCGTGTCTGGCACTTTGCGTAATAATCATTACTAATTTCAGAACTATAACACTTTCTGTTTAGATGCTGGCAAGCAATATATGTTGTCGCAGAGCCGCCAAATGGATCAACTACAACGCCGCCTTCATTAGTATGCTTCTTAATAAGATCCTCAAACAGTTCAAGCGACTTTTGAGTAGGATGAATACGATCAATCTCACGCTTGCCCTGATAAATAGGATACTTATAAATACCATTATCGTACTCGGAGTTGAATGTAGCCTTGCCTCCCTTTACACAAGAAATGGCGATTTCACGGGCATTACTAAGATATGTTGCCTTGGAATTGATAGGAACAGGATTGGTTTTTACCCATTCAATAAAACGCAGCTTACCAAACTTGTGCTTTTCAAGCAGCTTGCTTAATGTCTCAATCTTCCAAAGATCAAAGAAGATGATACACGAACCACCATTCTTCAATACACGGCTAAACTCCTTGATAAACTCTTCGAGATTTTCCAAAGTAAAGTTGCTATCCCATTCACCATAGTCTGTTTGTATAGCATACTTGCTGCCATACTTCGCCTTGTCTTTAGTGGCATCATCGGCATTGAACAAAGCATCCATGCCAGTTTTCTTGGAGATAATATAAGGCGGGTCGGTCAATACAAGATCAACAGACTTGCTGTCAATCTGTTTGAGCATTTCTAACCCGTTTATGTTATGAAAACCAAGATCCATGAAAACACTATACCATAAAAACTAAGGTTGTCAATCGTATAAAAAAACAACCCCCGAAGTTGTATTATGGACCATAACGTATGATGATTCTTACATTACTTGGTGCTGAAATACCTGTAACATTAACAAGTGCTGAACTACTATCCGTTGAACTAGTCATTCCATCAAAGGTACGTGTGGCGACAACTTTGTATGTTCCACCAGTATCTATTACGACTGGTGATACGGTGTATGTCGATGATGTAGCACCAGATATAGCCACATTATTTCTATACCATTGATATGATATTGTACCTGCTCCAGAATCTGTAACAGGCGGGGCAGGCGTTGCGGACACGCCGCTTACATCCTGAAATCCAGTCGTTCCTCCATTAATGAGCGTACTGAATGATAGTGGTGTTAATATACCGTTGGCTGTGTTTACTGTATACCACTGACCATTATCAAAGGATTGACCATACAACGTTGAACCGGCTGGACCGAAGGTGATCTGAAGCCTACCTATTATCGGAGAACCAACTGTGCCTATATTCGTGGCAGCTATAGTACCACTTAACGGACCAGACGGCAGAGTCAGATTATAAAACATAGAACCGTTGGAAGTAGTGGCATATAATGTACCATTACTAGTAATGGCTATGTCTCCAATATAATTGTTGTTTGTTGTAGGTATGCCGCCCGTGAGCGTAGCGGACGAAATGCCATTAGAAACCATTGTAGGGGTTCCTGATCCGTCATATTGTAATGCGACTCGCACCAGCATATGTGTACCCGGCATAATATACCAATAAGCATTATTCCAATATGCTCCGTTGTCTGGTCGGCTGGTGGTCAATTGCCCCAAATTGACTGGTGTAGAATTGGCAGCTTGGTTCCAATACCACAAAGACGCCAGACCACTTCCACTCGGATTGGGTGCCGCAAAAAATACTTGACCTCGGGTAGTATCAAACGCTATTCCGTTTATTGCGTTTGTTGATGTTGCACCTACAAGAGTAGACACATCTCGCACAGCCCTCTTTGTTCCAGTATCGCTAATTTCATAAATATTGTTGTCTGTACCAACAGTATAATAATACACCGATACTGATGCGAAGGATGATAGTGTAAGTGTATTTCCAAACTCAACACTTGTAGCAACAGGCTGAACGGTAAAGATAGGTGCCTTTAATGTTCTAACAACGTTTACTGTTGCTGTGTTGCTGTCTGTAAAACTGGATACACCATCTATAGTACTGGTTGCTCTAAGTTTATACGCACCAGAGTCTACACTGGCAGCGGCACTCACAGTATATGATCTAGAAGTTGCTCCTGTTATAATAACATCATCTTTGTACCATTGATATGTTGGAGTTGGTGTACCAGTAGCCAACCCAGATAATGTAAATGATTGATTGAGATCAATGGTCACGGAGGATGGTTGAGCAGTAAATACTGGTGCCGCAAGGGTTCTAACTACGGTTACTGTTACTATATTACTATCAACTGAACTGGATGCTCCGTTTAGTGTATTGGTGGCAACAACCTTATAATCGCCGCCATTGGCACTAACAGCAGAACTTACGGTATATGATGTAGATGTTGCTCCAGTTATAGCGACGTTGTCTTTATACCATTGGTATGTTGGAGTTGGAGTGCCGGTCGCTAATGCCGATAGTGTAAATGACTGTGTAAGATTTACTGTTGCGGCGACGGGTTGCGTAGTAAATGTGGGCGGCACCAAAACTTCTATGACAGTAACTGCCACTGCATTACTGTCCGTAGACACTACCGTTCCGCTAACAGTATTACTTGCTGATACTTTGTATGTGCCCGCGTCAGCAAGAACTGCCGATGATACTGTATATGTAGCAGATGTTGCACCTGATATAGCGACATTATTTTTAAACCATTGATATGTTGGTGGAGAGTCGCCCGTGGCAAGAGATGATAGTGTAAAAGATTGGCCGACAGATGCGTTAGTAGCAACTGGTTGTAGTGTAAAACCCGGCGGATTGACAACACTTAAATTTGCAATATTTGAAAGACTACTTCCTAACGAGTTACTAACTTCTACGGTATATGCGGCAGCATCCGATATTGTAACATTCGCCAGCACATACGATATAGATGTTGCACCGGCAATATTCGTTCCTCCTTTTTTCCACTGATATGTAAACGGGGGTGTTCCGCTGGCGGTAGCATCAAAAGTAACAGTCTGACCAACTTTAGCAACCGGACTAACGTCTTGAGCATATGCCATACTGCATAATGCAAGTATATAAAAAAGTATCTTGATATAGTTCTTCATTTTGGCCTATATTGATGGCAGGCATCATTTTGTCAAGATAATAAAACAGCCCCATATTTCTATGGGGCTGTCAGGGGTGATGGACTTATCACCCTCCACCAGTCAGTTTGTGGAGCCACTGACAACCATAACCACTTTAATTAGACTATATACTGTTGTATATTTGTCAAGGGCATTATAACAGTTTGTGTGTCTTTGGTCTTTGCTCTTCAATCTTCAGTTTAGGAAGATCAACTTTTATTGTTCCGTTTGTGAAGTCGGCTTTGATCTTATTTTTGTCAATGCCTTCACCCACGCTGAACGAGCGTGTGAAACTAGAACGCTTAATTTCTTTATATAGGTACTTTCCTTTAGTTGTGTTTTCATTGTTAGTTTTTTTACCTCCTCGTATTACAAGCGTGTCGCCCTCAAGATCTACAGAAACATCTTCCTTACTCAATCCAGCAACATCTGCTTCAAGAACATACTTGTCATCATATTCAACAACGTCTACTTTTGGGTAACTGTGCTTGGTATAAGATCCAGCGTAAGGTGTTACGCCGAAACTGTTGAAAACATCGTCAAATAGACGATCAAATGGGGTGAGAAACTCATCCCGTGTATATCTGCTTAGTGTACTCATATTTTTGTATCCTTTGTTTATGTCGGCTCCATAATGGACACCGACGCACACTATATATCATTTTTTGTGCCAACAGTTTTGTCACACCTTTTACCTCGTAGACAACAAAAAAGGACGATTTTACTCGTCCCTTTTTGTCACACGCTATGAGACAACTAGTCTCAAAATAAAATATTCATTCTATTCATTATCTTTTCATAAGATTTTTCCCAATCATACCATTCTCGTTTTCCATCAACGATGTCACTGTTTAGTTTTTTCTGGACCACCGCCAGAGGATAAACTAAATACCTATTTTTAAAAATCTTATTCAAGTATTCATCTGCTGGCAATGGAGGCCAATCTTTTGAAAAACTTTCACAGTCGTTGATTAGATTATCAAAAACTGTGGAATTATATAATACCGCATGGGCACCGTATACTTGATAAACTTTTAAAAGATTTGGAGTAACTAATTCGTATGATGCTTGTTTGTGATGTGGGTCCGGTAATCCACCAAGATATACCGCATGCCAATCATTTATGTTTTTTAACTGAGCGAGTGCGGATGTTACCAAATCTATTGAACTATAATGAGGAGATTTTATAAATTCAGCGTCATCCTCAAACACTAAAGCATTTTTTGCACCCAAACGTTTTGCTTCTTTGATTATTTTGTAATGACCAACCCAGCAACAATGTGCTTTTACGTCAGGTGTAACCAATTTAGGGTCCAAATTTGAAGCATTAAAGTCCGGAAACAGCATTTTAAAGAAATCAGCCGGTTCCGGTGCTTCTAATCTTTGGATATATGGAAAAATACCAAGTTCAGAAAAATGCAACTCCAATGCTTCTTTTTTATCTACTCTATTCCGCAAATTTATATATGCGGCATAATCAACAAAGTTGAATAGTTTTTTATTCATTATCTTTTTGCCATGTCATTTTCAGCGTTGCAGGCGAGATAGTCTGCAACGTGAATAAGTCTAGCAAGATTATTCTTTAAGCCCTTTTCGTGATCATACGTCTTTAAATAAAAAGCGGCAGACTCATCATACATTCCGTCGGATAGTTTAATAGCAAGAGTTTCTTTCCAACTTAATACAATACCGAATCGCTGTAGATTATACAAGGCGCGATCTGTTACTTTCCAAAACTGATTCTTGGTGTTGTTCTTAAACAAGAGTCCCTGCTTCTGCACAGACCATTCTTCTGTGTTGGGAATATAATATGGCCCAGTTTCATCGCCAAGTTTGCCCAAATCGTGATGTAACGCCGCCATTACTCGCTCTTCGTCCGTATAATCAATCTCGCCACCGATTGTTTCGTATAGTTTTTGAACTCCTCTGCTGGTTTTTTCAACATCCATAACATGCTGCAAATAACCACCTGCATGTGCATTATGAAAATGTTTCTTACCAGACGCCGGTGCGGTCGCGAGTTGCAACCCAAGATTTTCCTCGGAATACATAACAAGTAACTTTTCCAGTCTTTCGTTGCTAAACTTTTCTTTCAAAAACTCAAGAAAGTAATTATAGTTTTCCTGAATTTGAGTTTCATTCAATTCCGACCCCATGTGCAGTGTATTATTCATAAATGATATATTTCAATATACCAAATCCAGACTAACGGTCAATACATAATAACTCAACACTCTTTTCTTATTTCTTTAGCGTAATGATGTACTCGGTTATGATTTACGAGTGATGCCATAAGCACTGCACTGCGAAGTCTTCCTTTTTTCATTGTCTGAAATGCGTGCGACATGATCGTTTGCTCAAAAGGAGCAGCATACACAGTTTCCAAAAATATTTTATAATTCCCCGCTTTAGTCATAACGCTCGGCCAGTTGCTATAATATACATCACCGATCAAATAACTTAGTCCGTCGATACAGCCGGAATTTTTCCAACGCATGCGATGTGTACCATCTGAAAAATATTTGTTTTTTACATTTTGAGGCACATTGTGCCATGCCCATTGCTTATGATGATCTCCAAAAAACTCACTGAATGAAATCTTTATAAAGTCCAATTTTTCTTCTTCAACGATATTGATACACTTATCTACCCAGTTGTCTATATGCATATTCAGTCCATTTTTACATAACACGTTCTTGTCCTGCATAAGCATATCATCTTCAAACCATATGATATATTTTGACCCGCTGTCGTGAAAATGCTGTGCTGCCCATTGGCGTGCTCCGCATACGCCCATATTTCCTTTACGTATCAATTCAAATCCATACTTCTTGGCAATATCATCAAACGCCGGTTTGGTCAATTCGTCCGTGCTATTGTCGATAAGATATTTGTTATTTATACGCAACAATTCTGGATTATATTTTTCCATACTATCTATCAATAGCAATAGTTGCTGTGGCAAATTAAAGCAGGTGATATACAAGTTTACTCCCTTGCCCGACTTGTTCATGGCAACTTCTTCTTCGCTTTGAAAATACTCAACATCCTCTGGAACGTCTTGTTTTGGTATGCTTATTTCATACTTCGGAACTGGCATCTGCTTTACTCTTTCAAAAAATGTTGAAACCAGCCCGTTTCCTTCTATCATTTCTATATTGGTCAATTCTGGGCAAAGGTATGTAATAAGCGTGAAAATACTTTCTTCTGTGCCCATATATCCCTCAATCAACGTGTTATTTAGAAGATTATAATATATTCCATTTATCTGCGATAACACTTTCTTGTTTCCGCCAAAAAATCCTCCTCGCGCAACACGGTTTACTTTTGCGTTTGCGTATCTGTTCATTGCATCAATCTTGAAGCCGTGTATCTCGCTGGTTGTTTCGTATGGATAGCAAACGAACAAGAACTTCTTCAACATCGGCTCTAATTTTTGAATCACGTTGTCGTGACTAAAATAGCCAGGATGCACCGTCTGGGTAAGGCCAGCATCTATCCAGCAATAATTTTCAGAATCAAACGGGTTGAAAATTGCTGCGTCGTTTAACAAGAACATCTTGCTCATTACAAGCGGGTTATATAATTCAAGTTTTGCTTGCGTTGACTCTGCCAGCCATCCTACTTGATTGTACCAATTCGGATCTTGACGTATTTTATTTACTTTATCATACAGACTAAACCACGTTCTGAAATCTTCGGGTTTTTTAGTACGAACGTCTGTGCCAACGGACCCTTCTCTCGCTTTTAAGACAAAATCGACGTGCGACTCATCCACATACACCAGCATCGGTGTGTTTTTACACGCACGCAATAGTTTATCAAAGTGCTGAAGATATTGACTAAATGGACGCTTGAATCCAGTATCCATTTCTCCACGCTTCAAATCAAATAGTCCTGTCACCAATGTTGTATTATAGTTCATATCAACGTTTTTTTATAAATACATTTTCCACAATTAACCCATCCATGCGAGTATTATCAAACACGTTAAATGCTTCTTTGATGGTGGACAATACTGGCTTACCATTTACATTAAAGCTTGTATTAAGAAGCACGCCAATGCCATTTATTTTTTTGACTTCTCCAATTAAATCATATAACCACGGATTTACTTCTCTTCGCAAGGTCTGCACTCTTGCAGTTTCATCTACGTGTGTTATTGATTTTAGTTTTTCCTTATACTCATTTCTTACTTTGAACGCAAAGCTCATATAAGGAGATTCTTGTAGCATTTCGAAGTATTGGTCCGCGTCCTCATATCTTACTACGGGAGCAAAAGGTCTATACCATTCTCTGTTTTTAACTTTCGCGTTTAGTATGTCTTTCATTTGAGGAAAGCTTGGATCGCATATGATACTTCTGTTCCCCAACGCTCGTGGCCCGTGTTCGGCATTTCCTCGTGCGACACCAACAATCTTTCCGTCGCAAATATATTTGGCAAGTGTATCAAGATTTACATCGTGAGTTATATCGCACGTATACGAATGCTCGTAAATGTAATATCCAATAGAATCTATATCCAAAAGCGGCATACCGGAGTAAATTAATTCAACGGGCTTTTCTGGTTTTAATACATGAAGAATTCCTCCCGCTGCCAACCCACAATCACTTGGGTTAGGTGGAATAAACATATTTCTGTTGTATCTCTTTTTTATTTCCGTGTTTAGCAATACATTAAGTGCACACCCACCCGTCATTCCTATTGCATAATCTGGGTATTTCTTGATATGTTCATCAACAACTTCAAAAAATACATCTTCAAATGCCTTTTGTGAAGTGGCGGCAATATCATATGCCATTTGACCATCAATTCTATCTTTTGTACTAAAAATTATTCCCGTTTTTGCACTTAGCTCTGCGATTTTTTCCTGTATGTTTTTTGTGTATACCTTAGTTTTATAAAAATCCTTGAAAGCATTAAGCCATTCTGTTCTTATGGTTCCATACCCACACAATCCCATCAATTTTCCGCTATACACAAGATTTCCATCATCAAAGCCAGATTCTTGTCTTATTGGTTTCAGATAGTGACCAAAAGTCATATATGCACCCATATCATATTCAGCAGAAAACAACAATTTTGGTGGCTGCTGTTTGCTTTCACACGCATATCCGTTGAAAAATCCATCATTTCCACCGCCGTCAAATGATATTATTACCATTTTTTCATATGGCGATTGATAATATGTTCCAACCGTATGCAAATAATGGTGAGTTAAATCGTGTAATGGCTGCTTGTGTGGAATATTGTCTTCGTATTTTACATATATGCTTTCGCCGTTTATTACATTAACTGAATGAGAATAGCTGGTGACACAGGTATCAAACATTTCTATTCCATATCTACGCTTGATATATTCACATATTTGCTTTACGTGTATGTCTCCGACTGGAATAGATTTATACTGACTAATTCCAGAATTTTTATATCCGTTGAATCTTTCTGCTTCAACTACATAAATTTTATCGCCTATATTAAATGCTATTGCGCCGTTATGAGAGCCGTGGATTGAAACTATTTTCATTTTCTAAATTCGGTTGCAAATTCCGCATAGGTGGACGTTGTATAATAATGATATGTAGTTTTTCTCTTTAGTAGATCGGAAAAATCTTCAACGGGCCATCCGTGATTTATAAGAATTGGATACGAGGATATGAAATTTCTGGTTTTTTGCAGAGTCGTATAATAATAATGATCCAATTGATCATACTTTTCATATGACCAATTAAGAATATCTTGGTACATACTTTCTTTTACAACCAGCGCGTGTGCCGATTTGGCAGATTGAATCTTTCCTACATTTTCGTCCAATTTTACCAACGGAGAATGTAATATTGTACCAAAAAACATTGCATCCCAATTTATTTTTTCGGATTGCTCCAAAAATTTCAAAACGGTGTCTTTGTATGGCAAATGATAATCTCCAATTCCAGTGGATGGTGGATCCATCACATAAAAATCATCTTCACATATAAACACAGATTTCCATCCACGAGATATGGCAATGCGTACAATTTCTTTGTGCGCTTCTCCACATCCCGCATACTCACCTTTTACTATTCCCGGCATCCTTTCCATACCAGAAATTTCAAACTTAGCAAATTGGTCTTCACATTGCTTCTTGCGATCAGTGCGATGATCCATATTGATATAAAACCCACCATCCGCTACTTTTTTATTGTAAAATGTGATCATAGATGTCCAACAATTCTATCTCCCCAGTTCTTAGATTGACTATGTGGCCACACAACCCAATGATGCGGCTTTTCTGATGTGTTGAATGTTCTCCAAAGCTTGATATATTTATCTCCTTTTGGATCTCTTGCTTCTTTCAATAATCTGTCTATTTCGGCTTTGTCCGCATCTTGTCTATGTATCACCGAGTTATCTTCTCGCTCAAACGCAACGCACCAAAAATCATAATCATCCAGTTTAAACCCGTTAATCGGTAGATCTATACAATGCTTGAATATTTGCAAGAATGAATCTTCCCATTCTTTTTCAGTTTTGTATTTGTGATATTTGTTGGGAGGGTATGCTTTGTCTATTGTTTCTTGTTGAACCGCACGTTTTCCAAAATGTAACCCTGCATACTTTTCATAATCTCTCAACGTTCTGACTTTTCCAAATCCATATTTGCCCCATTTTATGGTTTCGTGTTTTTCGCCATCCATAGAGAACAATATACGATTGCGTCGATGGCACAAATGATTTCTTTCTCCCCAATCTTTTTTGTCTGGAATTTTACTGGTATTTCCCGCACCGTGGTCGTCCCAATGCTTTGTTCTTCCTTTACGAGTATATTCGTGCCAAGCAACTAACCCGTGTGGATGAAACAAATCATATCCCCAAGTAAATGCACGCACTGCAATACTTATCTCTTCACCGTGAAAATAATATTCAGGATCATGTGGAACTTCTTTACAAAACTTTCCGGTTGTAAATGCAAAATGTGCAGAATAAAACCTAGCCGGAACAGGAGCGGAAAGTTCTTTCCAGTTATCTATAGAAGCTGGCAAAAAGAATACAGCACCTTCTGGAATAAATCTATCAAAATCCATTCTCCAAGGAGTTTGTACTCTTGCTTCCGGATCTTTGTCTGGATCAAACGAAGGAATATATCCAGTAAGTAATGGCTTCTTGTGTCCCATTTTTTGCAGTTGTTTATACATTCCAATAATCACTTCGTCCCAGTCTTTAACAAAACGATGATGTGAATCTAATTGCAATGTATATTCTTCATCTTCATACCGCTGTTGTATTTGATTACGTGCCCAACAAGCACCTTTACTTTCCATATATGGAATATCAATAATTTTTACACTTGGAAGATCTTTGATCTCGTCAATTTTTTCTTCCGGTGAATGTTGCCAAGCAATACAAAAAACAAGATTTTCTGGATGCTTTGCATTTGCTATGCAGTCCTTTATTGTAGGAACTAGTTGAGGATCACGATAGGCCGCTATTTGTATGAAGATTTTTCCATTAGAACTCATATAACATTTAATTTACTATATTCTTGTATATATACAAGATATAATAAATAATTTTAACAAGATCTTGCAGATAAATATGCTGTACCCGATGCGTTCCTAGTTATAATATAACCGCATGTTAAATTGGTGTATGTTCCGCCAGGTACACGATTAATAAGTATGAAATATTGTTCCTCTCCAACTTGGTTAATGTAATAAAATTCTATTACTCCATTAATACCAGCAACAGCATCAATTTGTTTTGTAGGCAGCAATCCATTGCCAAAATTTGCGGTAATTACAACATTATCAAATGTTGCAAACCCCGTTGCAACTGGATTAAACAAGCGTGGGTTAGATAATACCACCTCTTCTGGTGCAGTCCAATTTATTAAATGGGAGTTGGCTGCGGGAATTGCTTGTAGCTGCATTTCTCCAGTTCCGTCATTTGTTATCTGCCCAGTTGGACTGTCTCCATCTATTCTTGATACCGTTCCGTTTCCATTTGCAACGATTGTATATTGAATTTCCGTTTTAAATGGCGTGCTTGTTGGCGTCGGGGTAGGTGTTCTCGAACTACCCATCGCGGAGGTTGGAGTTATCGTTGGAGTGATTGAAATTGTAGGCGTGGCAGTAGGAAACGCAGAAGGTTGTGGAGATGGAGTTCTTGACACAATTGGAGTTTTAGATGGTGTAATAGACACCGTTTGTGTTGGAGTTGGAGTGGGTGGTATTTCTTTCCATCCAATGTTTTTGCTATCATCCGAAACTTTTACGTATAATTTTCCATCATCCGTTGTTATGTCATTTCCTTGCAGACCAAAAACGGAAGAATTTGGATTTCCGTGAATAACAATTTTTTCTTGCATAAATTATATAGAAAATTCCGGTTCACTCGAACTTGGGGTGACAGTTGGAGTTCTGGTCGGAGTCACAGATATTGTCGGGGTTACGGTTATGGTTGGAGTAACAGTACTTGTTATACTCGGAGTAGGAGTAGTAGTAGAAGATGGAGTTGGAGATAATGGAACCGTGGCAGATGGAGTGGGTGTTGGAGTAGGTGTCGGAGTCAATGTACTATTATCTTGACCAACATATGTCCATCCAATATTTCTGCTATCATCTTTGTATTTTATATATAAATTTCCATTGTCCGATCCGAGCAATGAACCAATTATACCGAACACGGATTTTTCTGGATTTCCTCTGGGTGGAATGCTTCTTCTCATTTTTTATGGAGTAATAGTTACGTCTACTTCGTAAAATGAACCTGGGTACACGGTACCAGAAGAAGCAAATACGCCAGTTGGATATTTTATCCAGTATAATTGGAATCTATATATGCCGGGAGACGGAGGCAATATTTTACCATATTGATTGTTCCATCCAACTGCTCTCTGTTCAGTTCCACCGGGCAAAGATTGCCAAGCCGAGCCGTCCCAGTAAAGTGCTTTACATCTCAATCTATAAGAACCCGTAGCGGTTGCCGCCAAAACCGTAGGATCCGTTGTATAAATATATGGAGGATTGTTATACGAGAATGTGGTGGATGACCCCGTGGTAGTACTCAAATATACATTTGGATGTCCAGATGCGGTATAAGCAGGTGCAGTCACTGGAGTAAATCCGGACGCAGTTGCTATAGACATTGTTACCACGGACCAGGGCGTTGGTTGTACCGTTGGAGTATAAGAACTATTATATGTTACCCAATAAAGTTCGGCTGGCCACACCCCAACTGCCGGTGGAAATATTTCCGAGTAATTATTATTGAATGCTACGGTTCTTTGCTGTGAATTTGAGTTAAATGCGCTGGCCAATTCGTTTCCTGTATTACCAGAAATCTTACATCTCAATCTATACCTGAATGAACTTAGTACAGATGAATTTCCTGTATAAACGTATGGCGGATTGTTTAAAGAATACGTTGTATTAGACAAATACACGTCGCTGCCAGGAAATGGTGGAGGAGAGAACGTAGAAGCTGTCGCTATGCTCATCGTAATTGTTGTAAATGGTGCACCACCATTCACCGATATTACAGGGTAATTTCCATAAATGTCTGGTGTATCTCCGTATTCAACATAATACAACTCTGTAGTATACAATCCAACTGGAGGAACGTCTATTGGAACATAGTTAGTATTAAACACATCTGCTCTTTGCTCTAATGCCAAGTTTGGAGCAACGTCCGTCAATTCTGTTGCTTTTACTCTTAACTTCCATCGAGTCAGTGATGTTATTGTAGAATTCGTAGTAAATACTGTAGGAGAGTCGTCTTCTCTGAAACTGTTTGCGCTGAGATAAATACCCGGCGGCAATGGAGGTGTCGGAGTAGGAGTTCCCGTTTGCGTAGGAGTTGGCGTCGGCGGCATCGGAGAAGGTGTTATTGTTACAGTAGGTGTAGGAGTTGGCGTAGGTGAAGGCGGAATATAATTTATTACTCCATACTTTGATGTGTATCCTTGGAAACTGAACGTACACGGAGCAGCACTGGCACTATAAAATACATACAAGCTTCTATCCGTATGTGCTACACCAAGTTCTAGCAATGGCAATACGCTTCTGCCATAAGATGCACTTACCAGTGGAACTCTGTTATTATTGAATGAATATATTCCACTATCTCCCTCTACCGCTACATCCGAGGTAGATCCTATAGAAAACAATGGTTGACCCGGAGAGTATACAAAACAATCGGTTATTACGTAATTTTCCGGTAGAACATTTCTTTGCGTTCCATTCCCCAAATAACCAGAAGTTCCATCGCTGAAGAATATTAGACCAAACTCCTTGGTAGGACTTGTTGCTTCTGCGCCTTCTCTTGGTATCAATAGATGATTGTCTCCAATAGAATCTAGCCATTGTGTTGGACCTGGATTAAGGTTCTCTGGTCTATATGAAGAAACCAGCGAGGCGTCGTTGTTTCGTACTCCACCATAATAATTTTGAGTCACTTTTGTTCCACTCAATGCGGCGTTGAATACATGTCCTTCATAAATGACAGAGTTGATGTTCCAATGACTTCCGCTCTGACCATTTCCCATAGTAGTAAACGAACTGCTGATATAACTTGGCGCACCAGACAACGTACCGACTAAAGCGGAATTTATATAAAATCTAAATGTGCCACTATTTTCTTTTGTTATCGTGGCTTCAAATGCTCTGTCCGGATATAATTTTATAAAATCTGGGTATTCTATTATTTTTTCCGTTGTACCATCATTTACGTATCCAATCAAACTACTTGATTTTACACCGATGTATGCTCTGCTACCATAGTCTGCCATTCCTACTACTTGCGAACCTACGCCAAATAAAACTCTACTACCCGTGTCGTTTAAAAGTGCGTCCGATGGTATAAATGCTTTAACGGTCAAAGAAAAATTATTTCCCAAGTCATTTGCTTTTCCGTAGCAATACATGCTTAATTCATCCAATGGAGCATAATTAGCCGCAAAAGATAATCCGTTAGAACTTTGATAACCGTGCTGCGGCACTGCAAAGTTAGCAAACCCACCAGAAACAACATATTCGGCCAAATCTGCCGCCGAAATTTTCTTTGTTTCCCCAGTAGGACTTGTTAATTCACTAACATCTACAATAGGAAGCCAGTCGCCATTTGCTACATTTGTTGAAGTAAGTGTGCGTAGTTCAGTTGTTTTCTGGTTGGCCATAATAAAAATATCGTTTGATTATAAATATCAAGGCATACCCAAAAATATATATGATTTTATACTTTATAGGGAAGTTATTATATTACCCTAGATTTTTTACTTTTTTTACAATGAACTTTACTAGGGCACTGCGTAATATGTCGTCTTCATTGAATTCAAACGTATATATACCATGTTCTTTGCTGTCATCGTCATTGAACAGGTTGAATATTGCCTGAAATCCACTTCTTCCATTTATGTCTGATTGTTGAGGATCTCCGCACAAGAATATCTTACTAAACTCGCCTGCTCTGGTCATTAGTGTTATTAGTTCCTTTTTTGTGCAATTCTGCATTTCATCGCCAATAACAGCCTTGGCATTCCAGTTCAATCCACGAAGATATCCAACTGGCAATCCTTCTATTCTTTCATCTTTTATTAGATATTGTATATCTTCTCGCGGCAATAGTTCATCAAGTTTGTCAATTAGTGGACGTTTATATGGACTCAACTTGTCATCTGCTTCGCCGGGTAATGTGCCCATTTTTGTGTCAGCACTTTCTACGATGCTACGAACATAAAGTAAATCGCTTACTTTCTTCTCATTCATTAGCAGCAACGCCGCTAATACAGATAGATATGTTTTTGTTGAACCTGCTGGTCCAGAAACCAATAACATTTTTACTTTTTTATCTAACGCTAATTCTATAAATTTCTTTTGTTTTTCGGTCAGTTCTCTGTCTAATATTCTTAGGTGATGTTCTATTTTTCCTCTTTGATGCACTACTGGACTTTTATCGTGTTTTATTTGTGGTTGTTGATGGTTATTGTTATTTTCTATATCGTTGTGCTTTTTCTTGTTCAGTAGGCGTTTTTTCTTTGACATATTATTTTGTTTTTTTGTATTCAAAAAAGACGGACATCATGTCCAACTTTTGCATAACCTGTTTTGCCTGGCGGCAAGTTTCAAAATCATCGTGTTTTTTTGAAAACTCAATGATGTTTTGAATGTTTTCCCTAAAATCTTTTTGATTCATCAGTACCACAAAATTTGAATTTTTGAAACTGAAGATCTCAACAACTGGCATTCTGTTTTTTATGCCATATTCAATGTTATTCAATATGCGACTGTTGATCTCGTGGCGATGCGTTTCCAAATACTTTTCCATTTCCGTGTTTGATGACGGAAGTTCTATGACTTCGTATGAATTTTTTGACTTTGCCTTCGATCCAGACTTACTGCGTGGATTCTTTTTCATATACTGAAGATAAATATATCTCTAACAAAGATTTTCCCATTATATTCACAAACTTCTCGTTCTCAGACAATGTTTCTTCTCCTGTTGCATCAAGTATGATATGCATCACTTCATGAAAAAATGTTTCTGCCACCGTTTCTTCTGTTATTTTGACCACGGCTTCATATACCACGCCATCTTCTTCATATTTTCTATTTACTTCGCCAACTCCCTGCAAACGTATTAATTTCAAGTCTTCGTCCGCACAACCATAACAATCCTCTTTCTCAAACAAATCGGGCTCTATTTGGACTTTATATTTGTGTCCAAAAAGTATAAATTCTTTCGGTATATTAAGTCGTTTTTCGGTATTAAACACTACATATAAATATCATGAGTGAACAAAAAGAACCAAATTTAATTGATAAGGCAAAAAGCCTGACCAAGGCCGCATATGACTGGAGCGTAAAGGACAAATTCAGCAAAGTTCCACCAGAAGTATTTGAACAAAGAAAATCTATATGCCTATCTTGCCCAAATTGGGATACTGAAGCATTTAATGGGTTGGGAAAATGCAAACTGTGTGGATGCTCTGTGGCAAAATTATATATGCCAAGTTCTATTTGCCCAGATAAGCCTCCTAGATGGCATCCTGTATCTATTTCTTAGTTTTCTGTTGACAAGTTCCACAACCAGCAAACAAACTTTCGCAATAAGAACAAAAGCCGGTAAATACTTGATGTATTCCACCGGCTTTGTACTTTAATAATACTATCTGATTCTTATTATCTTTGCACGAACGACAAATATAAACACTACCATGGCTTTTTAGTGTATTTAGTTCCTGCTGTGTAATTTCTACTTCGTGAGGCATATCTCAAGAATATAGGTAATTAAAATACTGTTTATAATTCAAATGACGCTCAGTTAAGAACTGAGTTAAGAACTTGTCTGCTTCTGGAAAACTCTTAAAAATACGATTTATTACGTCTATTCTAAATTGATCGCTGCCCATTTTACTATAATTATATATTTTCTGTACAATACGAATAGCGGCGCTGTCTTCGAAATTTAGTAATTTTTGAAGTATATTATCAACCTCCCTTATACCCAAAATTTCTAAACGTGTATTCATTGCGTCAACAAATTTTTCTATATATTTGCCGCCACTGACATTTATTATCTCCGTACCAACATCCGTAAAATTAATCGAGTTGTTTTTTATATGCTCAAGAATATAATTCATCATTTCTTCTTTATCATCTGGATCCATATATTCCGTAGAGTATACAAGTAAGTTAAACGTACCATAATCTGTAAAAATACTTGGATCTTTTGTACTAATTTTCTTTAAATTAAGCAATCTTTCTTTGCTGCTGTCTGCCAAACGTATCACGAGACTTATTGTGGCGTAATCAAATTTTTTTCCATTCTCTATAACATAATTCAACAACCCGCGAGGATCTTTCGTGAGACCTATATCCATACCCTCAACCGTGCTTGGAGATATTCCCCCAATCATTTCAATAACTTGATTTACATCTTTTGCATGTTTTACAATCGCTTTTTTATCCAAATCAGTTAATTTTTTTACTTTTAATATTTTTGGAATTAGTCGAATAGGATCTACACCGTAGCGCAAGAGATTTTCAATCATATCGTGGCTCAACGAGTTATTTTTTACATCTATTATATAGTTCGTGACCGCTTTTATATTTTTTTCATCGTGAATACCTGAAAAAATATAAGCAAATTGAGAATCGGTCAACTTAGATCCAATCAATTTTAAAAGCTTGATAGCCAAAGATTCTCTTTCTTTGATTGGGTATTTCGCAATAGCGAGTTCCACATTTCTATCATCCATTGAGTCCGAGTTACCGGTTTCAACAATCTGGTCAATCATTTTTTTCGCATCAACACAACCCAACAGCAACGGCGTTACAACCTCTGCATCCAATGAATTCTTTTTTAGATTAAAAATTGTGTTCGCTAATTTATCTGATTTTTTTGATCTAAAAAGTTCTTCGACATCATTTCCTGTCAACTTGTCGCCTTTCATATTCGCTATTCGTATGGCTATATCCTCGTTCCATCTATTTTGATAAAATATAGTTCTGATTAATGCATAATCCAGCTTGATGCCGGGAATTGAAAGTATCTTTTCTATTGTTTTTTTATTATCGACGGCAAACTCTAGTATATATTCTGCTTCGCCCGCGCTGAGTGAAGATCCTTTTATTGAAAGAATATCGTTTTCAATCTTTTCCTTGTTTGTTGACCAATAGAACAAGACGGGTATGTCGGAATAATCAATTCTATTTCTTTTTGTTTTGAGAATAAGATCGACCATCTTTTGTTTGTCTTTTGTTAGTTGCAACAAAGCCCCCAAGTCATCTGATGTTGTATTTCTAGTTCTTAGAAATCCCTCCGCAGCCTTGAAATCGTTCGCAACTATTCCCAGATTTATTTTATAACTTCTTCCTCTATCTTTTCTCTTTGATTTTTCAGCCTTCCATTCGTCTTCGCTCGGAAGGTCGGATGGATCTGGATTATCCAAATAACTTATTATCTCAAATTTAGAACTGTCTGTGAAAAATGCCTGACATCGTTCGTTTGAATGAATAACACCGTATCCTCCATCAAAGACCAACCCGTACCCAAGATCTTTTCTTAAAATTTTATTCCAGTTTACTGTTGATTTTCCACCAAGTTCATCACTTACCAGCTTGCAGAAATACCAAAACACGCCGACTCCAAGTTTTGCAAAGTCTGTGCCTGCTTTCGCCCTTCTTAGCAATTCCTCAATATCTTCGACTTTATCCTTATATATTTCTATAATTTTCTTGATGTCCTTTTCGCCATCAGATGCTGTATACTTTGATACATCAATCTTTTTTATATTATTTTTTTCTTTCAATATAAAAATATATGGTCTTCCTGCCGCAAATGGAAAGTTTATAACTCCATTTTTTTTACCATAAAACTCGGCGGCTTTTTTCAAAGGAAAACAATATACACCCAGCGGAGTATCATAACTACTGTTTGGATTTATACCTGCCTTTATAAAATGAGTAAATGTGATGTATATGTCATCGCGGTCCATATACTTATCAAGCATTTCGGTATAAGGGATTTTTGGATTTTTTTCTCCACCACGCCGTTTTTCAGAAAGCAATCCAGAATCAAAAAACAGTTGATCTAATTTATTTTTTACAAACTCTGGAACTTTGTCGCTTGCTGTTATTTTTTCCTTCAATCCATCAAAGTACATTTCATTTCCGACCAAAACTTTGTTTGCCTCGCCTACATCCGAATATTCAAACCCAATTGTTCCATCAGAATTTATTCCATTGATTTTTGCGCCTCCAAACACACTGGAAGGAATAATAGTTTTGATCAATTTCAAGAATATCTTGGCGCTTATATCGTTCTTTAGCCTCAATACCTTGAATCCCATTTTCTCTGACTGGTTGGCTATTTCCTTACTTACCATTCCCCATAATGGCATATTAGAATACTTGTTCTTTACTTCTTGTATTCCCTTGTAAATTGATTTTGGGCTACCCGCTACACCAACCAATTTGACCATTCCACTATTCTGAACTCTTACCGCAACATATCCATTTTCATCTCCGTAAAATGTCCAGTTTCTTGCTCGCTCAACAAACTTAT